ATGTTGTATTGCCATTACCAATGCCTGCAAAAGTCTGGAAGCCTTGAACAGACCCACTTAGGGTAAAACTAATAGTTGTATTAGCTGTACCTGTCTGTTGTACTCTATCTAATAAAACTAGCGCCATTATTTATCCACCAAAAGTTCTTTATGCCAAATATAACCTTTATGTGGTTTATTTGATCCGTTTGCGCAATCGTAAATATGAGTTGAAACAAACCCAGCATTTTTCATAGCTGTTTTACCTACAAGTGTAATTGTATTTCCATCTTTATTGATTCCAATAAATTTATACTTTACTTTTACAAGTCTTTGTTTTTGAATTGTTTCTTCTGTATGTTTACGACCAACCCAATACTTATTATTTATATTGGCTTTTCCTTGTTTACGTTTTACCTCTTCGCTCCAAGGTATACCTTTATTCCAAGGAGTTAGTCCATATGAACCTTCTCCTCCAGCAGTTAAATTACAAAGTATTTCACCTGCCTCTTTATACTGTTTTATTAGCTCAATCTCATGAATAAAAGCTTCGGTTTCCGTATTCCATTCAGCTAATATCTTTACATTAGGCTTGCCGTGTTTTGCAACAATTCGTTTCCAATAGATATTTCTACCTTTTGAACTGTATGCACGTATACCTTTTCCCTTACCTATATAAAATAGGTTACCTTCTGGAGTATAGTGAGCATACGTGTAAAACACAAAAACTCCTTAATAATTAAGAAGTTGCAGTGGTTGAATACGTCACAGACACGGTATCACCTGATGTTGTAATTTTAGCTGTAGCAAATGCACCTGCACTGTATAAAGTACCGCTTGTATTTGATTGAGTGCTTGAAGCACCTGAACCTGTTACTAAGAAACAACCACCAACTGTACCACCTGCACCTGTGATTGTGTAAGTAATCGCTGTAGCTGATGATGTTGTTACGTTTGTAGGTGTTGTGCCTGTTGAGGTAGAAGCCGCAAATACTGCTGTGCCACGAACTGCTGAACCACCAACTGTATAGTTAACAAACTCTGTCCAACCTGAGTGTGATGTCATTGTATCAGCAGCTGCGAATGTCGGACTTGCACCTGAAATCAAACCTAAGAATGGGCCTGTAGTTGTGTAAGTACCTGATGTGCGTAGCAATGTGTCTAGTAATAGTTGTTTGCCTACAGCATTGACTAAGTTAGGGAATGAATCTTCCCATTTTAAGTTGCCATCTTTATCACGGCATTCAACGTGGTATACACCCTCAATACCAACTGATTCATTATCGGCTACGTTTGAAGCCATTGTGGCTACAGCACTATCACCGAAGCCTTGTAGTTCTTTAATCATAATAACTCCTAGGAAATTCTAAGTACGGCAGATGTTGAATTTGCCGTTGGAAATGTAATTGTAAAGCTGCTGGTTGCTGTTTTATCAGAGCCAAAATTTAATACAAAACAAGCCGCATTTGTTGTGCTATTGTAAACTAAAGCACCCCTACAAGTAAAACTTGCAGGACTCCAAGTAACATTGCCAAAAGTAACATAAGCAGTATTTGTCGTATTGTCATAAGCCACACTAGGAGTCAGTATTTTACCACCAGCAGTATACCCAGTCCCAGTGACTTCATTCACTGTAGTATATGCGGCAGTTGTTGAGTTTAATGTTGCATTAGCATTATACAGGGCAATCTTATAAACATAAGGCGTACCAGTATTAAAGTTTTCAACACCACTTAATACATTGTTCTTAAAAATAGTTGTTGCTGTTTGGGTAATGGGCATTATGTTTTAACCTTTAATTTGGTTTGACCATCACGATAAGCATCACCACGTTCAAGACCATCGCATAGGCGTTTCAATTGACCAAGCGCTTCTTGGAATTTATTCTCAATATCAGTAATCATATCTGGCTCTTGTTTTTGGAAGAGCGCTGCTTCACGCAATGCACCATAAAACAATACAGGATCAAAGTTAATGCCTAGCCATGATGTGCCTGTTGCATTTGTAACAGCTGATACGGTAAATGATAAGCCAGTACCTGAGTTACCCAAATACGTATTGCTTGCGCTTAATACATCGCCTACAGTGTAGAACTGACCGCCATTTTGAATCGTAACAGATGTAACTTGACCTGTGCCACTAACAATAATATTAGCCGTTGCGCTAGATCCAGAACCACCAGTTAATGGAACTTCATAATAAGCACCTGGTGCATAAGATGAACCTGGCGTTACTGTACCAATTGTAAATATCTCACCCTGTACAATGGTGGGTGGATAGTAGAAATAATGTAATTCTGTATTATAGTTTTGATCAGGAGTTGGTCCAACAATGAACGTTAAGTCATTGATATTACTCAAAGAAGATCCAAATAATGCGTAATGCGTTGGCATCCCTGTCGTTGTAGGATTAGGGAATGCTTCACGAATATAGTTAACGTCTTTGTTCAACATATAGTTGTAGTTGCCAGACGAGTCAATTACAGCAACAGAATATGTAGCAAGCCAGTCAGTTGGCAATGTTAAATATTGGTTACTTGCCGTAAATGTACCAGTAACATTTTTACGCAAAACAGGGACATGGACAGAGTTAAAAATTCTGTCTTCTGCTTCTTGGACAAAACGTGGTATGTTAGCTACAAAAGTAGCTTCCGTAGACTCCATGTAGTCCTGAATTGCTTGCTGTAATTGAACGTAATTCATTACGCCATAGGCCCACGAGCCTTGGTGCCTTTAGTAGCTGCACCGCAACCACGAATAGTGATGCCTTCAGTTTCTGTTTTCTCACCCTTAAAACCAATGCTTACATCCATTGCTGGAGATTCAGAATCAATTTCATCGTATGAGTATTTGTTTGGATCTTTAGACCCACGTTTATTTTCTTCCATGTTCACTCCATGTGGCTTTGCATAATCTGACGCTGGTAGATTATTCTTAGCCATGATTATTTGCTTTGGTTTTTAGCACGGGCTAAGTTACGACCCATCTTCTTCATTGCTTCACCTGTTACAGATGATGCGCCTTTTTTACCTTTTGCACCGCTTTCAATTGCTACGGTTGGACCTGAATCACCAAGGTTAGTGCCTTTAGTTTTACCTTTGGTGTTAATACCACCTGCTGCTGTTCTGAAACCCATGTTAAACTCCTAAGTTGTTGTAATCGTTACTGTACCAATTAACACTACTGGTATCAAGTAATTTGGTGTTAATACTGTATCAAATGTGCTTGCACCACCTACTGGTGCCCAGCCCCATTGAATCTGCCTACTACCATCCTGTGAGTATCCATAAGCATCTGTATTAGTTACTGTAGGATCATAAGGATTTGTTTGCAATCCAGTAGTTCCTGATACTTGATAACTCACATCTGGACGAGGTTCACGTACAGCTTGTGGGTCATTAACAGGATACATCCCCAATTGAAGCTGTGGCTGATCAGGATTCCAACACTCAGGGCATGCTTTAATTGGAACCAACTTGGTTTTAATAGTAAGTTTTTTTAGTTCCCTTAACTTATATCTTTGTCCACAAATATCACACTCTGCAATTGCGTGTTTGCCACTAGAATACTTGGTAGCCATAGTTACCTTGAGTAAAACATGTTACGAGGCACAAAACGTAATGGTGCCTTTTCACGGTCTTCTTGTCCTGCTAAATCATATTGTTGTTCATAGTCTGCTTTAAGCATAGCAATACGGTTAGGATCAACGTTAGGTGACTTAACAGAAATGTAATAAGCCAATCCTGCTACCATCGCAGGGATAAAACGGAATGGAATATCATTAATAATGACACCAGTCCCAGCATCTTGAATCCTACGTAAACGCCAATACACAAATGTATATTGATTGCCTGGTGATTGTGGCGCTGGCCATACGTTTATATTTGGAAGTTGAGGCACTGATATTGCTGCACCTGCATTATGCGATGTAGCAGTCGTACCATTTTGTCCACGATAACAATTTAATAACTGATTACCTGTTTGACTTACGTTAGGATAGTAAATGGTTTCACTATCAATCGTAATATAACCAGATGCTGCAATATTAGATGTATCGCTTAACGTAATAGTTGTGTCTGTTGCGCTAATATTACCTGCCACTGTATTGCCAATAAGTGTTGATGTCGTAGGGTTTACATTACCTGACTGACGATCAATCCAAACTTGAATAGGACGGCCTACAGCGAGTTTATTTGGTATGGTTGAATACGTATCCTCAGAGATACGATTAATGTTGATATCAACTTGATTCTGTAGCGTTCCCGTACGGATTACTTGGCTTAATAAATCAATAGTATCAACAGGCAATGGATATTTGACTTGGTTAGTATTCATAGGAATCTGACCTTCTTCAATCGTCCACAAGTTAATGCCACGATTAGCCCATTCAATCGTCAGCAAGTTAATGCTACGTCTAGCGGTTCTAAAGTCATAACCTGAACGTAACTCAATACCAGCACGTTCAAAACTTTCTTCAATTAAATCATTCATATTTAAATTGAATGATGATGTTCCTGTGGTAACAGCCATTACTTATCCCAATTTATGTTAATACGTACAATGCCAAGGTCAATGATGATGTAATTAATGGTTTCATCTTCTGCAAATTCAAAACCAATCATAAAACCACTAATCAATTCAAATCCACAGTAGATGTTCATTATTTTAAACCTTTTAATGTTTCTGCTAGTCTAGCACGTTTGCCAAGTTTTCCAGGTGCTTTTGCTGCTTTAGCAAGCTTTTTAGCTGGAATCTTTTCGCCTTGCGGTACACCAAGCTCTTTATGCAATGAACCTGGCTTGCGGATTGCATCACCAATCCAATTTTTCTTACCTACTTTACCACCTTTTTTGTAGACCTCTACATCTTCAGGATGATCCTTGCGATGGATAATCTTTTTGCCTGGCATTTTGCTTGGGTTAATATCGCCCATTCCACGTGAAGCTCTCATGTTATATGGTTCCTGTTGTAGAAATTTGATTTGGTGGATTATTATTTGATGCGCTAATTGCACCTAAACCTGCAGTTGGTGTTGCTAATGTTGGTGATGAACTTGATTGGTTTTGATGCCATTGATCCCAATCATTATGATTCCAACCACCAAATCCATCTTGTGAATGCATCCAGTTCTGTTGACCATTAGTTGGTTGTGAATTTGTTTGCATTACATCCGGATTAAATTGGCCGGCTGTTTGACTATCTGTATCAGGAACTCTAGTAGCGCCATTACCAAAACCAAAGCCAGCAGTACCTGGACCCATGCCATAAGATGATGGCCCACCAAATGTTCCTTGAGGTGCATAAGGAGTTGTTATTTGGCTAGGATTCTGCGTATTAAAGTTATTGTTATATGCCATATGAAATGGCTGATATTGCTGTTGTTGTCCAGCTCCCATATTTTGCTGGCCATTAAAATTACCAGCACCATAACTTGGTTGTCTTATATATGGATTTCCATAAGGCTGAAAACCATATGGAGAGCCATAAGACTGTTGAGGAGTATATGGCTGTGCATATGACCCATAGGATGGCTGGTAAACATTGGACTGCTGTCCTGTGTATGGCATAAATGAACCATATTGTTGTGGGGAAGAATATTGTCCATTGTTGTTATTAGACAATCCAAAAATACTACTAATTAAACCTCCTAATTGAGTATTTCCAAACGGATTGAATGAGTTGCTATATGAT